GAGATGCCGACCACGCTACACCTGAACCCGTGAGCAGTAGAAATGCCTTACGGCGTGAGCCGTACAACGCTCACGGCTGCGTGTTGCGCGCGGGCTCCTCGGGTGCTGGCGGCGTCGCCTGCTGCTGGCCGCTCGACGTCGTCGACGACGCCATCGAATCGAGCACGATCCCGCGGCGCTTCGCCTCTTGCGCCTCACGCTCAAGCTGGTCCCACATCGCCTCCGGGTCCAGGCCCAGACGCTGCCATTCGATCTCATGGGTCGTGAGACCGTTGCGAAGCTGCTCCTTCGTGGCGAGCGTTTCGACCCGGCGGTCTACCTCTTCGAAGTTCGGCAACACCCAGCGCACCGGATAGCCGACGGTGTACGACCCGCCGCCCGTGATCCGAACCTCGCGCTGACGAACCGACGCCGGCAGAGTCCCCGCCGCGACCGCCGCGTCAATCCACCAAACCCACACACGCCGCAGCATGAATGGGATCACGATGTCCTTCTGCACCATCCGGACTCGCGCCCGGTGGTCGATCTGGCCCGCTTTGTACGAGGTCCAGTTCGTTCGGCTGAGGTCGCCCGTCATCTGCTCGTACGTCACCCCCATCGCCGCCGCGACCTGCGCCTTTTCTCGGACTGCCAGCCCGTCGAAGGTTTTGGCCGACGGCGAGTGAAACGAGACGGTCTGCCCCTCCCGAAGGTAGTTGACCGAGCCCGGAGTAAGCTCCTCGATGACCGTCCCGTCATCGTCGCGGTTGCTTGAGTCCTGCCCGTCAACCGTCATCGCCTCGTCGCCGTTGTTCGAATGGACGAACGCGACCATCGAAGACTCGCCCACAGCGCGCGTGCGCTCGGCGTCGCCCAGGAGCTGCAGATCGCGAAGCGCCGCGACCGCCGGCGACGTCCAGGGAATGCCGCGCGTCTGTCCGATCTCACGAGCCCAGTACAGATGGGCGATCGTCGACTCAGGCACGCGCAACGCCTGGCCGTCGTGGAACTCCGAGCCCGGCCGTTCGCGCCACAGGTGGTAGGCGGTCAGTCTCGACAGCGCATCGAACTCGACGCCCTGGATGATGCGCCCGCCACCGTCGGCGCGCTGCGTCAGGTCCGACCGCAAATGGTCAATCGCCAAGAGCTCGAGCTGCATCGGCACCGGGAGGCCATCCGACAGCCGGCGAGCTCGCGCACGCATCAGCGCCCCGCCCGAGTCGATGAGCGCCGAGAGCGCCTGCCACACGAGACCCGACAGCGTCTGGTATCCCGAGGTCGACGCCGAGCGCTCCCACTCGTCGAAAAGCCCGTTGATGTCCGCGTCGAGCTGGGCGTTGCGCGTGTTGGCTCGAGGGCGAACCCCCGAGATGGCGATCGCGAGCTTGTCGACGATCGCCACCGCACCGAGGTCGTTGCGCGTCAGGTCGCGCGACCGCTCTCGCAGTCGGGCGCCGTCCCGCTTCGTCAGAGTGTTGATGGGCCGAGCCGAGCCCGAATACCAGTCCTCGTGTCGACCGCCGCCCGCGCCATCGAAGCCGAGCGTTGCGCCCGTGCGTACCCCAAGGTTCCCGAGCATCAGAGCCCCCTGCCGAACTTCATCCGGCCGCGCTGCAGCCGGGTCGATCCCTGATTGAGCTCTCGCTCGATGCGGTCCCGGATCCGCTCCATCTCTCGGAGCGACCGATACCCGACCGTCCGCGTCGAGCCGCCTGGCGTCGAGTACGAGACATTGAGCGCACCCGTGCGGATCGCCTCGTTGATCGCGTCTAGTTCCGCCTGAGTCGCCGCCATAGGTCTCCCCCGACGCTCTTCGAGGTCGGCTTCTTCGGCGCCGACGCTTTCGGCGTCGCTGCCATCATCGCCGCTGGCTCGATACTGCGCAACGGTTCAGTGGTTTCGATGCGCTCGACAAGCGGCGCGAGGTCCCCGCGATCGCCGCACGGGAGCGGGAGTTGGCGGTAGTCGAGGCCGAGAAACGCCGCATAGGCGCCGACCATGCAGTCGAGCGCCTCGTTGCGGTCGTGGCCTTTCTTCAGCCGCCACTTCGCGACGCTTCGCCCCGTCGCGTCTGCCGTCCGCACGCGCTCCTCGGCGCAGAGCTGAGCGTAGTATTCGGGCGCGATGGCCGGCGTCGTTTCGCGCGGGAAACGGATCATCGGCGGATCATCCTTGGCTAGGCGCAACATCAGGTCGCGCTTCGCACGCGAGACGTTGATCGGCACCTGGTGCACGAGCCCCTTCTTCTTCGCGATCTTCTGGTGCCAGATGGGCCGCGGGTCGTTCTCGCCTTGCGGCGAGCTCAAGCCCTTCGTCAGGAACTGCCGGCGCTTCTGCAACGCGTAGGTCTTCGAGAACGCCGCCGCCGCATCCCAGTGGGAGCCGCTGCCCGTGTCGATACCGCCCGCGCTGATCCCGAGCATGCCGGCCGGCGTTCTGAAGCGACGGCTCAAGATGGCGTAGCACTCGGCCCAGACTGCCGCCCCGCGCGTCGGTGGGTCACCGAACAGGATCCAGTGACCAATGAGCGCGCCTTCGTTGCGCACGGTCCAGCCCCAGACCGACACCTCGAGGCGGTCTTCTTGCACGTCGACGAACGACGTCAGCACCTGGACCCATGCCGGGACCTCGTAGCGCTGGCCCGCGCCCCAGCCGGTCTCGGCGCGCTGCTCGAGCGAGTCGGGATCGACGACGGCGCCGCTGCCGTGACGCCAGGCCTCGGCCAGGTCGAGCGTCACGAAGTCGCGCATGAGAACCGGGTCTCGTTTGGCGGCGAGGAACTTGCCGGCCAACTTGCCCCACGAGACCCAGGGCGAGTAGAGCGCTGACAGGTGGAACCCACGAGCTCGGGGCAACATCGCCGTGGCCGTCGCTCGCCACCTGCCGTGACGGAGCATCTCCTGTTTGTGGTGGTGCTCGATCCAGTGGCCGCACTCGGCGCACTCGTAGCAGGCCCGGTCGGCTTGGCCCTCTCGCCACACGACGCCGCCCAGCCGGTCGGGCGACTTTTTGAAGTTGAGCGCTTGGAACGCGCCGCACTTCGGACACGGCACGTCGAAGACGCACTGGTCGGTCTTGGCGTACCAGTCGCAGATCGGCGAATCGCCCTCGTCGGTCGGCGTCGAGACGAGCCCGATCTTGCGCTCGACGAAGTTCTGGCTTCGGTGCTCGACGATGTGCACCGGTGAGCCTTCGCCCTCGAGCTCGCGCGGGAATCGGTTCAGCTCGTCGAGCAGGAGCACGCCGCACGGCTTCGACGCGAGCGCGGCCTTGCTGGTCGCCGGGAGTAGGAACAACATGCCGCCCGGGAACTTCTTCGCCTGGATCGAATCCTTGCCTTTGCGCCCGTCGGCGTCCTTGGTGGCCGCACCGCCCACGAGAGCGCGCAATGCTGGGCTGGCCTTGATGGCGTCGTCGACGCGCTGCTCGGAGACGTCGTTGCAGGCTTGCTCGTTTGGCAGGACGTAGGCGATGGGCCGCGGGAACTGGTGCATGTAGAACAGGAGCACGTTCAACAGGGCCTCAGTCTTGCCGACCTGCGTCCCGGTTCGGAACACGATCCATTCGGTCGGGTCGTCCGGGTGAAAGCAGTCGAGGATCTCGCGGTCGTACGGCACGCGGTCGGTCACCCAGGGCCCCGGCTCGGGCGAGCTGAGCGACGAGAGGTGACGGTAGCGGTCGGCCCACTGCGAGACGGTCAGCGCCGGCTTCGGCTTGAGCCGAGCCGCGACTGCCTGTCGGATGCGGCGAAGCTCAGGATGCACGAGCGGACCCCTTCTTCGGCGGGCGGCCGCGCCGCTTCGGTGCCGGCGCGGGCTCGGCTTCGTCGGGCTCGTCGACGAGCTCGGTGACCTTGGCTTGCTGCTCGGCTTCGGCCGCCTCCTGGTCGACTCGCTGCGACAGCCCGTCCCGCTCGCGCTGCACCACTGCCCGAACCTTCCGCGTGACCTCGCGGGCGTCGCCACCGAGGGCCGCTGCCAGCTTGGCCGGCAGGGTGTCGAGCATCGAGTCGAACGCCGCGGCGATGCCGATCCAGGCGCGCTCGACCTCCTCGACGGGGATGAGCTTGCGCTCGAGCGCGTCGGCCTTGAGCTCCGCGAGCCGAGCCTGCGCGACCTCGCGACGCAACTTGGCCGACTCGAGCGTGCCCGCATCTTCGTCGTCGTCGCGCTCGTCGGACTGCCCCGGGACCGGGGACATCACGGCGCCGCGGCGGTACGCGGCCTGCCAGGCCGCATCCATCAGCTCGACGTCGACCTGGGCCATACCGGGTTGCCACGGCATGTGGAGGCGCTTCGACGCAACCTGCAAGGTACGAATGTCGATGCCTAGACGCTGCGCGTATTTTCCGGGGGTTAGTGTCATGAATACACGATGCGAAAAGCCCTAAAAAGTTGAGGCACTAGCCACCCCCCGAGCCCGACAGGCACCAGATCGGAAGAG